GTAAATGGTTATTACCTCACTTATCTTTGCGCCTCCGACCTCACCAAGTTGGATACGGACATTTGAAGTAACACCGGAAAATATCTCACCTGAGTTAAGGACTATAACACCCCATCCGTCTGTCGGGTCAAAGTGAGTTGCATGATCATAAGTCCCGCCGTCCTTTGAGTAGAACAGTTCCACGTGTGCCACTGAAGTAAAAAATACCAGCCACATCTCGTAACCAGGGAAAAACTTGCAAACATTATTTCGAAGTGTCTTATTTGCAAACAGACAGGCATCATCATGTAAAACTAGTTCAGTAAATGCCGTGCCGTCACTCTTTGCAGGAACATACCTGAATGTTGAGCCGGAAGCGTTATCCGTGTCGTCCGTATCTGTCACGCCGTCTGCACCCTCAAATACCTCAGTAAATAGGACAGTGTAAGCAACCAAAGGACTTCCGCCGGATACCTTATACAAGTCGCCTGAATCACGGGCAAATGAAATACCTGTAACTAAGGATTTAAGTATGTTACTCAAATCGAAATCAGCCAATCCTTTAGGCTTCTCAACTGAGGCAACCACGACAGCGGACACGGTCACATCACAGCGGACACGAAGGTTAACGTGCGAACTGTCTTCACTGTGCGAAGTTGTTATGTTAAATGTGGCCGCATTCGATATGGCCGCCGGTGATGAATTAAGTGTTAAGCTCATTTATTTAACTCTAATTGCCATTTATCAATCAAGGTATCTATTTTAACTGTCAGGATATTAAACGCCATGTCACTGATTGCCTCCGTTATTTTGTCCTCATCTCTTTTGAAAGCATCACTTACAAACTCAGTTCTTTTGCCGGTACTCGTATAACTGTAACTGCCTCGTGTCGGCATACCCTGTTTTTTCTGAGTATGTGCAATGGCAAAGGCAACTGATAAGGCTTTCTTTTCGTTATCAATTCCCATCCTGATACGTGCATAGTTTTTAAGAGCCTGGATGTATAGAGAAGTTCGACCCCTGCCGGTACGCCCTGAGAATGGTATGTTTGCTGCTTTTGTTCCGGCTGCCAGATAATTAGCATACGGATACATATAACCGGAAATAGTCAGCTTGTTAACCTCTTGCTTAACAACGTATTCTATGTCAGAAATCAATTTCCCCGACATCTTATGGCCCTGAGCCTCAAACTCATTCATAAGAGCCTCATTCAGCACGTTCTCTAATCTCTCAATATCAGTAGCAATATTTGACATTAACAGAACATTTTTATTTTCACGTCTTTATACATGATTCCGATTTCCTTTGATGCGGATATCATCCCTTCAGGAATATACTCCCCGGTCATTTCTTCAATGCCTACTATCTGAAGGTTTGAACTGTCATTCATTGCGTTCAGGTACTCTTCAAACTGAGTTTCGAGAGTATCCCATACAGTTATTTTATCCTGAGTTTCAAAGTTAAAATAAGCAATTGCAAACACCGTGCAGGTTATTTCTTTTGTCTCCTGTATTGTTATACTTCTTACATCCCTGGTAAATGAAGCCCCGTCAAGTGACCAAAGAACACACGGGTAACTCTTATCCGGATTGTTAAGAAATCGCTTCCAATCAAAATAGACCTCTTGTATGTCAGTCCCGGAGACTGTTTCAAGAATTGTTTTTAGACCTGCTAATGTCATATATCTCTTTATTTATCTGTGCGATTAAACTTCTCACCGCCCTTCTGCCTGCCTCTGGTAATTCTCCGTTACAGAGCCTATCCAGTAGGTGACTTAAAATTCTTATTTGTGCTTTCTTTTCAATTATTCGATTCACGGTTAAAAGCCAAAAAATTGTAAAAATCGTATAACTTAACTTTTTCAATCATATCAATAGTTCCTAAGCCTCCATATTTTGCTACCTCAAAAATCAAACCACGTGCGCCATACTTCGATAAGTTCGCACCTCCGACACGCTGTCCTGAAGTGTTCGTGGCAGGCTTCCAAATAACAGGGAAATACTCATGAAGTCTGGCAGCCGCCTGATTGTGCAAAAAAAAACCGACCAAACAACTGACATAGGGGCTTTCATAAATAAATATTTCCTTTCGATAACCTTTCGTTCATCATAAGCCTCTCCTTTCTTCCTGCAATAAATGGCCATAAATAATGCCAGTTTACTCAGATCACTTGTGAAATTAATTCCCTTGAATATATCTGAAGCCTCTGTATAGCTCTGTATTGATTCGTTTGCCAGCGGCACATCCTGACCGGTAATGTTTACTACCTCCGGCAAATAGAACTTTCTTAAACCTATGTTAAATGACCTTATCCGGTTCGGTTCATAACCCTTTAATTGACTATAAAAGTAAATAACAGGAGTGCGGTAAAGCAGCGAAACGACAAACGGTTTGAAATAGGATTCATAAAGATCATGAACCAGGTTATCCGGCAGCTCAACCGATTCCGGGATATTTGACAGGCAGTAAATGACTTTCCGATAATAAGCCGGGAATTGAACATTTAACTGTTCATCTGTAATGGCTGCCAGTGCCTCGCTGTATTCGTCAACTGACTGCTGATTATCAGGGGTGAACTTTCCGTCTGCAATGATATACTGCTTGTAGCCGTCCGGGATAGGGATTGCAGCCAAATCACAGAAACGTGAAAGAGTTAAGTCATCCCAAGAATAACAACCTTTGTATCGTTTGCCGTTAATTGTAATCTTGATCATAATTTTGTCTAACCCCCGTATTTTTGGTAGTAACTAATTTCTTAGTTTATATCTATTCTTTAAATAAACCGTGAAACTTCTCCAGATATGCACTCAGTCCCGCAAGTGAATCCGGGGCATCATCCTTGTCTTTTGAATCCTTCAGCAGTGAGGCGACCTGATTCATAAACTTCTGAAGCGTATCGTTTGGCTTTTCAGGGAAATAGAAGTAAGCCTTTATAAGTCCTGAATTTGCCAGTATCCGTGCCATCTTATTAGCCTTCTGATATTGTCCGAATATCTCAACACCCTTCAGCAGCTCCCTTAACCTACGCATGAAGTAAGCCCCAAAAGAGTTAGTCTCAGCACAGATGACAGATATATGATGCTCCTTAACCTTGCCCTGAACCTGACCCTCTTGTATCGTCAGATCGTACTGATCGAAGATAGCATCCATGATATACACCCTGTTGCCGTACACCCTTGCAATAGGCATAGCAAAGTGATCCTCTCCCTGATCAGCCGAATCAATAAAGGCAACTGTAAAGTATTCCACGTTCTCAGGAAATTCCCTGTATCTTTTTAGACTTGACTCAGGGAAAACCTGACCATCAAGCTCAGTTATCCAGCCCCCTAAGACGATATTCTCATACTCCTTTGGATCGGTTTCTTTCATCCGATTGTAATCATTCAGGATGTTCTTTGGGATTCTCAGTTGGTCAGCATCCAGGTAAGACGAATGAATGTACATGACGTTATCCTTTATGCAATTATCCCCGCCTGTTAAGCCTTTCTTCTCAAAGAACTCTTTAAATATCCAATGCTCCTTTGTTGTCGGGTTCAGAATTAAAATTGTCAGGTTTCGCTTATCGGCTGATCTTATTGAATAGAATATCTTTTTGAAGGTCTTGTAATCCGGCAGCTCCTCAGCTTCATCATTCACAAACAGGTTAAACCCTGATAATGATTTAAGGTTTGCCGTCTGTCCCAGGCTCCCGGTCTTGATCCCTTTGAAGGAAATCTTTGCACCGTTGTATTCTACATGGTTCTGAAGGTTTGCAATCACGCCACCCATACCAAGCAGTTCTATCTTGTCACTCACCTCTGGCTTAACAGAATCAACTATTGACATATTAGTAAACCTGGTGTATAAAGTATTCCACTGGTAATTAACGAGCGCAACCAGCGCAAAGATAGCAACTGAATAAGATTTTAAAGAGTAGCGACCACCGGTTATTATGACAGTATCAATTTCAGGATAAAACTTTTCATCAAAGAGATTGAAAAGTGGTTTAAACTTCTTTGATACTTCGATGTCATTCATTCTTAAAATCTTTAAAAAGTATTCGAGGGGGAATCAAATCTTTGCCATCTTTTCCGGTGATTTCATTCTTATCAGCCCATCCAAAACGATTTTTCATATTCATATACCAGCCAGTATAATTAAACTTCTGATCTGATAGTTTTGTCCGGCCTTCACGCTGCCACCAACACTCTGATAATAACTTACCTGCTTTTATGGTTTCCGAAAACTCAGGTTCTTCCTTCATCCACCTTTCCCAAAGATCATTTGACATTGAGCCTCGCCAATCATATAATAAACCTTTAATCTCTACATCAGATGCACCCTGCTTGTATAAATCAATAATGGCTTCCTTCCATCCATTCGGTAATTTCATATTTGACTTTGGCCTTGCCATTTAATTTAAGATAAAAAGGTCTGAATATATTTATATCTTAATATTTCTTTATCTTTTTTATTTCTCCACTCGTTTTTATCCCAGTATATTCTTATTCCGCGTTAATTATTCATAAAGAACAATTCAGGCAAAAACAGCAACCGCATCCCAGAACGGATGAACGTGTGATCATTGAAATCATACTGGTCATGGTTATAAACGATAAATTACCACACTTTTCCACGTTCATACTGTTTATTGTCACTCCGCTTTTTTCGCTTTCGCTGGAAGAGCTATGTAGAACTCCATTATATTGATTAAATCATTAACATAACAAAAAGGGTTACAGCTCTACTACTGCAACCCCTCAACTAACTTATGAAAATATCTGTGTCCATAAAAAGACCTTAATTAAAGCTGCAAGGTATGAAACTATTTTAATAGTTGCAAAACTATTTTTCAACAGCCTCAAATTCAAACCTGGCTTTCGAGACTATAAATTCATAATCATTTAAAATTTAAATTTGCAAATTCACCGTAATATTTTTTAGCTGCTTCATCATAAGCTCTTGCAGCTAAATAGTTTTCATAATATCTCTATTTAATATAAATCCTCGCTTGTTAGTCCAATACTGTTTGTTGCATGACCTTTGTTTGGCCCGATTATCTGATTTGCCTTAAAAGCAATATCATAGGCTTCTCTGCGATTGACAAAACGATTTTTATTTGTTAAAAATCCTTGTACATATTTTCCAACTTCAGGAACGGTACTATTTAATCCCGTGATAGATGTCATGGTATGCATACAATGACAATGCCTTGCACCACAAAAGACAAGACCTTTATCGCAATTATCGGGTAGTGTATTACAATCAATTAATCTCTTTACAGGAATGTCTTTATACCAAATGGCGGCGCAAAGAATGTATTCTCCCTCTCCCTTTAAGAGCGCAGAAATCTCTTGGGCGGCTTGTTCAAATCCCGTTATGTCAGATTTAATATGAGGATCACAATAATCAGTCATAACAGTACTCTTAATTTTAATTTTTGATTTAAGTATCTCAATAATCTTTTCTTTCATAGTTACTGTTTTTATTCGTTATTCGCGCTTAGTGTTAAGTTTTATGCTTATAAATGGTAGTTAGGCACAATAAAAATTAACCGTGCCTTTCAAGATACTTTTCAATAGCAATTATTAGCAAGTAACCTTCACTATCTTTTACCATTTTTTCATGGTCAATGTATGTTTCTGTCTCATCTTTTATTGTGGCTAATAATTGCCTCAACTGTTTAATTTTTTCTTCGTAATCCATAGTGTTAATTTTTACAGATGCCTAACAGCAAGTATAAAACATGCCTTTCGTGCATCTAAGTTAATATTTATGTTAATTTCAAAATTTATTTTTCAAATCAAGTTTTTTGTTGGCACGTTTCATACTTGCGTACCGTTATAAGCAAGCGAAGAAACAAAACAACGCCTGCGCACAACGGCTCTGATGAGACGGGATGGTTAGTCCGGTACATAATCCAATACCTGTCCGGTGCTTTGTTTTCCTTCAAGCAATTCTGCATTGGTGCTGTCAATTATAACCCGATGATGTGGATGGTACTTTTCAGGATTGGCAAGATGTTTCATTACAACCCTTGCAACTTCATCAAAGTCTGCTTCTTTTTCAAGCTTCATAACGATATCAATAGCAAAATTAAACCCTGCTAAATAATCATCTCCTTTAGATACATTCTTGTCATGCTCTATTTCAAGTGCATCAATAATTTTGTCTGTTAATGCTTTCATGTTCGTTTATATTTAAGTTTAAAAATCCTTCGCTCTGTTGTTTTGTTTCTGGATGAAATCTAATCTCGCCTGCTTATAACACGGATAATAAAATTCATTTCGTGACCTCAACGTAATTTTATTACCGATCCGTTAGTGGCAAAAATCGCCGACGCTAAACAAAAATTATCCCGACACGCTCCCGATTATTGGCTTCCCACAGACAGTACAATAAACGACAGTACCCATAGAATATACCTGTCTTGGCTCAACACATCCACAGTAAGTTCTATTTGCAGTAACGTAATATATTGCAGGTACTGGCTGTAATTTATGCCCCTCCTTCCATGCCGCATAAGCTATTTGTTTGTCACTCCACTGCCCTTGATGAATACTTATTTCGATGTCTTTAAACCATCTGCAAAACCTCATGTAATCTTTATCTATTTCCATCGCTCTATAATTTTTGTTTCACATTTAATCCTATTTCAGCCACTAACATGGATAATAAAATCAATTAAAAACCCCGACGCTTCTTTGCTCGTCGTTCTCTACGCCTCTCTCGTCCTGTCTTGTAATCCTCAAAACACCTCTCGACAATAGGAGGAGCCGTTATTATCATTGGTTGTGGTTTGGCTAATTGAGCAACTTCTTGATCTTCCACCACAACTAAGTTAACTCCCCTTTCCTTTACTACCTCTATAAGTTTCTCAGGAGGTTGTCCAATTACTATCACTGTGTTTTCCATCGCTCTGTTTTTAACTTATTTTATTACCGATCCGTTAGCAAACATTTTAAAGCCATCGCCCTGTAAGAATGTCTGCGTCTCCCATTTCATAATCTGCCTGTTCGGGTTCTCTGGTTTCACCCCAGGTTTCTTTTTCGGCATCCCACCCGCATTTTGAGCAGGATTGATATTCATAATCAATTTCATCGTATGAACGTCCGCACTTTGGACAATCATGATATGCGGATTCATCATCATCAAAATAATCGTCTTCAAAATCTTCCATAATTAAAAACGTTTGCTAACAAGCTGGTATATGCTATGCCTGTTAAGTTAGTGCCGTGATTATTAATTTTGTGGCTGGCACAGCACATACCAGCCGGGACGTTAGCACCCATTTCGAGACGTCTTCGCATCTACCATCTTCTCGGCTATCCGCTGGGCGTGGAGGGTGGCAAACTCTTGCATGGCTTTTACAACCATTTTGTAAATCCATCCCTCTTTACTGATAGCAACGGTTATTGGGTCATCATTGCCGTTACGTTGTGCCAGCAGGAACTCCTCTGCACCCTCGGCTGTCGGCTGCTGCTGTGCGGCAACAGGTTCATTCAAAACTCTCTTCAGGTCAGGGCGTTTAAAATTCTCACCCTTCATTACCTTGCCGTCCTCACGCATTATTGGTTTGCCGTCATTCCCTAATTTGTTCATATTGCTGCGATGAACTTCATCAAAACAAGCCTCAAGTTTATCAGCAATTCCGAATTGAAGGGCAGCGCCAAATAGAACATAAAGGCAATCAGTTATAGCATCGGCAACCTCTACTATATCACCCTCATTATATGCCTCACGCAACTCTTCAACTTCTTCCATAAGTATTTTATGCCTAAGAAAAAACTCTGGACTTGGCATAATTGTCGGAACCTGCCTCTGCGGGAGGTTAAATGCTGTGTGAAACTCCTTTAACTGCTTAATCTGCTTGTTAAGTTGCACCGCACCCTCGGCGGGAGGGAGGGGATGTTTAGCAAGGTATAAGTCGGCGGCCTGTTCCGGGGTTATAATCTCAGAACTGCCCCACTTGTTTTCGGTAAGCCATCTATCGTAGGCTATTAATTCTTCTCTTGTCATCTCTTTACTTTTTATTCAAATTCTCTTGGTGTTTCGTCAATCATTTCCAATGCTGCTGCTGCTGCGAAGGAGCCTATAAACAGGCAGATGCCAACCGTTGCGAAGGTGTCGTCATTCATTTTTACTACCGCTGCGATACACATAAGCACAATGCCTGAGACAAAGGCTATGACAATCGGCCAGCGGAAACGGCGGAGAAGTGACTGTTTCATGATTTGAATCTATAAGTTACCTTAAAAGTCCCGTCATCATCAAACTCCAGCTCAGCAGCAACTATCTGTCCGGTTTTGGGATTGAGTTTCGACACGTCTACCTTGCCGTCTTTGCGGGCTACAACAGTAATCTTTGTATCCGGTTGTACGGCCTCG